GTACTCATGCGCTGGTTAAATCCTAATGATCAGGTTTATGGTCGCAAGTGACCAAAAAACTGCAAGCGGCAACGCTGGCGGTGTGCCTTCTGCTGGCGTTGTCGTCTTGTGGCTATCAAGGCTATACACGCTATCCATGCCAAGAGTTTGAGAATTGGGAAAATGATGAATGCCAACGACCAAGGTGCGAAGCGCAAGGCGTCTGCACAGAGGACTTACTTGGAGACATTATTAAGCCACAGCCAAAATCGCCCTAGATACCAAAAGCGTTTATCGCCAGAGGATATAAAAGCCAGGTTGATTTTATTTATTGGCATGACTTTGTCGGTCGTGTTCTTGATCGTAACTCTTGGAATTACCTACGCGCTGATTTTCGTAACTCAACCGGTATCGGCTCAAGCGCCCAATGACGCAGCTTTTATTGACCTGCTCAAAACGCTGGCCATTTTCTTAACTGGATCTCTTGGCGGTGTATTGGCTTCCAACGGCCTGAAGGATAAATCGAGCAGCGACACGCCCAAAACCACGCCTAATCCTTGACCTTGTCAGACTATTGCTTCATTCTGTTATCAGGGAGCGAAGCACAGTAGCTCTCTGAACGGGAGCAATTATGTTAGTGACAATCGATATAGGCTGGATCATGTTGGGCTTCTTGGCTATAACAGTTCTGTTTTACACGCTAGGCGTCAACGCTGGTCAAGCCAATGGCTACATGCGCGGACGTGCCGCCGGTATTAAACTAGGCAAGCTAATCAAGGAGCAATCATGAGCTTCTTAGATAACTATGAAGGCGTTGCCGAAAGAATTAAGCGCTTTTGGGCAACCTATCCAACGGGCAAAATCCACACGTCGATTGTTGACGTCGATATAAAGTCGGGCTACATCTTGGTTGAGTGCCGCATATATAAAAAATACGAGGACGAGCAGCCAGCAGGTATTGACTACGCTTTTGGCAATGTGGCCACTTACAACGTCAACATGAAAAAATGGTTCGTTGAGGACACAGTAACTTCTGCAATCGGACGTTGCGCAGGGCTGGTCTTAGGCACAGACACAAGGCCAACACAGGAAAATATGCGTCAAGCAGAAAATATTGACGTTCAAATGGTCAAGGAAAGTGCGCAGGACGTCGATCTCTGGGCAACTTCGATCAGTGAGGATCTAGTGCCAGCAGCTATGGCAATCGACCAGATCAAATCACAGCTGGGCGGCGTACAGGTAGCAGCTGCGCCAATTTGCTCACATGGTCACATGATTTGGCGGGCTGGCGATAAGAATGGCAAGGCTTGGGGCGGTTACATGTGCGTTGAAAAAACCAAAGCCAAGCAATGTGCGCCACGTTGGTTCATGCTTGGCTCAGACGGCCAGTGGAAGCCGCAGGTGTAGCAATGGCAAAGAAAAAACTATTGGTTGACCGCAACTACATACTTTGCGGCGGTTGCAGAGAAATTTGGCATTTAAAAGAATCTTATGCATGTGTTAAATGCGAAATAACTATGCAGTTGTCAAATTTACAAGGTTTGATAAAAAGTGTTTATGAAAACATAGATAACTTAGTAATAGGCAAAACTGAACGTCCGATGATCGGGCGTGAATAAATATGGGCGACTTTGAGATGATAAACCTGACAACAGGTGCGCGCTTGCGTATTGACAAAGACGGATCAGAGCTGCGAGATGAGGTCATTCCACCGGCAATCGAATGGTGCGATAAAGGCCAACACTATGCGCCCAAAATGGGCGGTCGAGATGATTACAACATTTTGTGGATTTGTTTGGCGTGCCAACAATCATGATCAAAATGAAAATATCAGACGCAGATGAATGGGCCATACACAATCGAGCTGCTCAGGTTGTTTTCTCGCTAGATGATCTAAGTCGAGTCCAGCGATATAACGCAAAGTTAAACAATTATGAACGAGTTACAGAGTACGCAGAGTCTCTGGGCGCGGAAATGGTTGTTGCCCGGTATTTCAATCTTGACTATGACGTCAATGTCTCAAATGGCAAGCGCAATGCTGATGTGGGCAAAGGCATAGAAGTCAAGTGGACTAGTTACATAAACGGATCATTGATCGTGTATCCAAATGATCGAGTAGATGACGTTGCAGTGCTTGTCGTTGGTAGATCGCCTGAGTATTACATTGTGGGCTGGTTGCCGGTAAAGCAAGCCATGCAAAAACAATTTAAGAATAGCCAGCAAGACAGCTGGTGGGTCAATCAAGACAGCCTTAATCCGATTGGCGATCTGGTAAGGAGCAGCTATGCGTCAACTCATATTTGATTGCTCGATCTGCGCAAAGCTTTACGGTGACGGCCGCAGGTCGCACTTACTATCCAAGGGCAAAGAACTATCGCTTCATGAGTGGTTCAGCCAATGTTCGGGCTGTGGATCATTTGGGATTAAATTAGTTGATGAAAGCTTGGTGAGAGACGAATGAGAACCGAGATCAAACATGTCTGCGATTGTGGCAAAATCTTCAACATTGACAGCGCAAGACCGTTGGTTGCTGTGACTATCCTGCAAGTCTCGATCAAGAACCATTCAGAGGATTGCGAAAAGGCCTGTGGATAACCTGTGGACAACACGCCCAAGCCTATGCTCAAAACCTGTGGATAACTCTTATGTACTTGACTCGCTGGTGTACGCTGGAGCATACAAGTCGCAGGAGATTTTATGACCTACAGACAGAATGATTTTGACTCTTTCAGGTTAATCATTAAAAGCAAAATAAAAAAAACTGTGCTGTTATCAGTAATCGCCAGCGCAGTAACAGGCCACAGCTCTGCCTACGGCGTCGATTACCGAGACGCAATTAAGCTCTATGCACACAGCCAGATAGTAAATGACAGCCAATATCAATGCTTTTACAAGCTAATAACAAAGGAAAGTAATTGGCGAGTTAATGCAAAGAACGGTAGTCATTACGGTATTGGTCAAATGCGTAACGTTAAGTACAAGAACCTTGACGGTTTTAAGCAGGTCGATTGGTCTAAGCGATACATTGAGAACCGGTACGGCAGCATGTGCAATGCTTGGCGCTTCTGGTTAAAGAATGGATATCACTGATGTCAACCAAGAGTGCAAGAGCTACTGGTGGAAACACTAGGGCTTGGCGCAAGATCAGAGAACGGATACTGATACGTGACGGCTATTGCTGTCAGTATTGCGGTGCAGAAAATGCAACCACAGTTGATCACGTGCAGCCGATAAGCAAGGGCGGCACAGATGAGCCTGAGAACCTTTTGGCTGCGTGTACTAGGTGCAACTATCAGAAAAAAGACAAGGTAGGTCAGTTTTTTGGACAGCCTAGGACACCTCTGACTCTTCCTTTTCTGTTTTCACCGCAACAAGAAAGCACAAGTCATGACTAAGGCTGGACAGGGTCGTACAAGGGCGCTGAAGGCCGTACCAGAGGCGAACAGAGACGAACAGGGAATTGCTCTGGAGTCTAAGCGTCTAATTGGCTCAGATCGCCCTAGAATTCACTCTGCGCTTAATGATTTACCGTCCAGAGGCCAAGAAGTCATTGACTTTGCGGAGTCCATAGGCGTAAAACTTATGCCTTGGCAAAAATTCGTGTTTATAAATGCTTTAAAAATTAAGCCTGACGGGCGCTGGAAACACCCGGTCGTCGTGATCGTTGCAGCCCGGCAAAACGGTAAATCAACAATCATGGAAATGTCGATCCTTGCCAGAATGTTTTTGTGGAAAGAACCTTTGCAGCTGGGCAGCGCACACGTACTCACAACCTCACTTGAGACATTTCGGCACATTGTCAATCTGATTGAGAGCAATAAGAAGCTTGCATTGCAGGTCAAAAAAATTCGCTGGGCGCATGGCTCAGAGGAAATTGAGTTGAAGTCTGGTGCGCGTTATGTAGTCAAGGCTGCCAACGCAGCTGCTCGCGGTTTCGCAAAGCCTGAGACGGTGTACATGGACGAAACTCGTCAACTTAAAGACACTGAGGCTTGGTCTGCTATGCGGTACACAATGATGGCTGCAAAAAATCCTCAGCTCTGGACATTTTCAAATGCTGGCGATCAACACAGCTTGATCCTCAACCAGCTGCGCGATCGAGGCCAAGCAAGTGCGGCTGGATCTGAGGACGATATTGCATACTTTGAATGGTCTGCATATTCGGACAAGATCACTGACGAAAAGAATTGGGTCGCTAGCAATCCTGCACTTGGACACACTATTCATGCCGACAATATCCGCGCGGTCTTAAATGATCCGCCTGACGTCGTCCAGACAGAAGTGCTTTGTCGCTGGGTCAACACAATCAGCGGCGCGATACCGGCGAAAGAGTGGAACGAGTGCGGCGGCGCTGAGGTACATCTGGACATCGAAAAGGTGACGTGGTTTGGCCTTGATCTTTCGCCGGATCGACGAGACGGGGCTTTGGTTGCAGCGCAGAAAAATCCTGACGACACTTTTATTCTCAAGCTGCTGCACACTTGGCACAATCCGATTTCGCTCGACGATAAAGCAATCGCAAATGACATTGCGCCTTATGCTCGCAAATATCCTGTCGAATATGTGGCTTTTAGCAAAAGAACTAGCTCTGCGGTAGCTGCTCGCCTTGCACCTGCTGGAATTCCAGTGATCGACATTGATGGCGCTTTATATGGTCAGAGCTGCGACGAATTGCTGGGAGCGATTACCTCAAAGCGGCTCATGCATGGAAAACAGGCAGAATTATCCAAGCAGATACTATCGGCCGTCAGATTACCAATGGGCGACGGCGGCTGGATTATCGGACGGCGCGCCTCAAGCGTTGCGGTCTGCGCAGCTGTGGCCTCAGCTTTGGCGACACATTTTGCGACA